CGTTGTACTGCCCCGTGGTGCCCTTGATGTCCTCAGACGCCCCCATCTTGGCCTGAATCAGGCCCGTCTGGGCCATCGGCGGCATGGCGCGCTGCGGCAGCGGCAGCGTGTTGCCCGCGCCGTCCGTCACATCAGGGTTGACCTCCAAATACGGCCAGTTCTGGGTGTTTGCAGTCTTCCACTGCATCTCGTACCCTTCAAACTGCCCGCCGTAGCCGATAAACGGTGCCTTCGGAGCCAGCGCCAGCATCTCGGCCTCTTGGCTGGTCCAGTAGTTGTACATCCGCTGGGCGTCCTTGGCGTTGCGCACCAAGCCCGAGACGTACACCCGGCCATCAACCTCGTACTCGTTGCCGACCACCCGCACCACGGGAATGTATTTGCCGGCCCACTCCTGCTCCTCAAGAATCTCGTAGCCGTTGATCTTGCACCACTTGACGCGCTTGCGGTCGGCCTGGCGCGAGCGCAGCGGCTTGCCAAACATCGCCTTGAGTTGCCTGTCCTCGGGCGTGCCGGCAAACGCCGTCTGGTTGCCGGGGTACAGGTTCAGCGTAGCAGGGTCGTACTCGACGTAGAAGTATTCCGCGATGCGTACCGTGTCTTCTTGCAGCCACTGGCTCAGGGACTGGTCACCCACGCCCAGACTCATTAGCGTGTTGGCCGGCGACGCCTTGGGGTACAGCCGGTGGTACTCCTCGCGGGTGATGTCCTCGGTGATGAAGCACCACTTGGCGTCCGACCCGCACGGGTCTTGGATCATCGGGTCCATGTAGACCGAAAACGAGTTGCGCACCCGCCCGATCTTGATGTCCTGATCAAAAGTGTTGTCGTCGCAGTACTCGGTCAGGATGCGGATGTAGCCCTCACCGAACGACACCTGGTTCTCGCAAGCCGTGTCGTAGGCCACGTCGGCGTCAGAGATGTACTCGATGTGCCGCACCACGCCGTCGAAAATCTCTGCGACCTCAATGTCGGCCTTGTCGTCGGCCGGAATCACCTTGCCGCTGGGACGGTTCTGCCGCTGGTCGTTGGTGACCTGCCGGACGTGCTGTGGCAGCTTGTTGATCGTCAGGCACGGCCTGGCGTTGATCGTCTGCCCTTGCACCGCGCCGCGGGTGGCCAAAACGTCTGCTGGCCACTGCCACGCATTGTCAGGACTACCAGCGAAAAACTTGAGGTCGTCAAGTTCATCCTCACGGCTTTCGCCGTATGCTGAAATGGCTTGATTTAGTCGAGTGCGGGCCGTAGACAAAAGGTCTGCCTCAGACTTGTTTTTGCCGCCCCCACCGTCAGCAACAGCGGCGGCAGCCGTAATGCCTGTGTAATCAGCCATTGAAAGCGTTTCCTTTGCGCGTGTTTTCCCGACCGGGGATCACTTGCAAGTTCCAAGGGACGTGCAGACCTGAAACGCGCTGCCCTCGCAACGGTATCACATGGTCAACATGGTAGTCTAGCCCAACCCGACGCAACGCGGCGCAGTAAGTGTACACACACTCCAGTTCAAACTGCTCCGCATCGTTCAGCCACGACGGCATACGCTCATCTTTGGCGCTGCGGTAGTTCATCGTCCAAAGGTTGCGTAAGCCTTTGTTGCGGTTTCTGTAGTTGCGAGAATACGTTGCGGTCTTGTCTGGGTTGTTTTTGGCCCATTTTGCTATGGACGCCAAATACTTTTCTGGGTCGCGTTTTTTTATTGCCGCAGAGGCCGCATTTCCGCAAACGCAACACGTTTTGCTTTTTGTGTAGCGCTCGCCAACATGACCGTTTTTGCATGCCAAGCCGGTGAAATAGCGGGGTTGCCCCGTAGCCAGAGCTTCTGATCGCGTCATGCGCCCATCCAACTCGCCGACATTTGGCTTCTGTCGCGCATTGTAAGCGTTCTGGGGCGGTCCACGCGCTCTCTGGAGGCCACGGGGAAGGCAAACGTGACCGCCAGCGCGTCAGCAGCGTCTGGAGAGGCCAATCCACGGGCTTTCATGTCCTTTTTCGACTCCAGATAGATCGTTCCGCTGCTGTCGGGCTTGGTTTTCGGCCCCGTCAGGTCCGTTTTCAGTTGCCGGTCCTCTTTGATGGCCGCGGTGCGCAACCAGTCGCGCATCGCACCCCACATTTCGGCCCGTTTGTTGCCCCACATGACCTGGTTCTTGGCTTTCCAGCCAAAATTGACGCCGCGCACCTTATAACGCTGCTCGTTCAGCCTGTCAAGAATGCCGTACCCCAGCCCGCCCTCGTCCAGCACCACCAGCGTGGGCTTGAAGTCCTCAATCGCCTCAATGACGTGCCCCACGACCGTCATGGTGTCGTCGCCGCGGTAGCGCCGGATTTCCAGTATGTCGCGCCCCTGCCTGGCCACGATGACGGTGGAGTCCGACCCGCTGCGCGCCGGGTCCACGCCGATCACGATGGGTGCTTGGGGGTCTTTGTACTTGGCGCGCTTGAACGCCTCATCGACCAGCCTTGGGGCGATGAACTGCTCATCCCCCGTTGACGGGAACTCGCCGTAGACCTCGATGCGGGCCTGCGGGCTGTCCTCGCCGTACTCTTCGATGATCTGCTCGTAGACGCTCTTGTCCGTGTCCTCGACCGTGCGCGCGTCGATCTGCCGCGTGTTCCAGAACGCCCGCTTGGCGTTGAAGCACTCGTAGAAGTACCCTTGGTTGCGCCGGGGGTTGCTGAACGCCAGCCAGAACCGGTGCGGCGTGTTCTCCGTGAAGAAGCCCTGCGCCACGTCCCAGATCGTGTCCGGTATGCCGCTGGCTTCGTCGAAGATCAGCAGCACGCCGTCCGAGTTGTGCAGGCCGGCGTAGGCGTCAGGGTTCTCCTCCGACCACAGCCGCCCCTCCGCGCCCCAGTACCGCGTGCCCTTGCGCAGATCGCGCTCCACGATCTCGCTCAACCACTTGGCCGGCGTGATCCGCGTGGCGCTGATCTCCCACCAGTGGCTGTTGATCAACATCGCCAGCCACTTCGTGATCTCGGCCCATGTGATGCTGCGGAGCTGCGCCTCGCTGTTGGCCGACACGATGACACTGGCGCCGATGCGCGTGGTCAGCATCCACACCACCAACCAACTCACCAGCGCCGACTTGCCGATGCCGCGGCCTGACGCCGTGGCCATGCGCAGCACCTGGTAGGCGTCTATGGTCTGGTTTTTGGCGATGTGGTCGCGGATGTCGCGCAGCACCTGACGCTGCCACGCGCGGGGGCCCTTGTGCTTGGCCAGCGGCGTGCCGTTCTCGCCCCACGGGAACGCGAACAGGACGAACTTCTCAGGGTCGTTCGCTATCGCCGGACTCCAGAGCCTGGCCATCAAGCCTTGCTCTTGGTCCGCCGAGAACCGGGGCTCTTGCATCCGTCACCTCATGTACGAGTTCCAACACCCGCGACTGCGCTTGCTCAAGCGCCGCCGTGATGCTGATCTGCTGCGCCACGTCGATCTGTACCTGCTGCTTGGCCACCCAACCGTGGACGTTCTGCAAGATCGCCAGCGCCGCTTTGTAGTCGCCGTTCAGCGCCGCCTCATGCAACACCGTGGACATGGCGATCTCGCCATCCGCGCGGCCCTTCTGCTCGGCCAACTCCGCAATCGGGTCCAGTTCGCGCAAGCGCCGGTACTCGCTCGGCAACAACCCTGCCGCCAGCGCCAGGTTGTCACCCTTCAACCCCAACTTCGCCGCGTCATACACGCGGTTTAACACGGCCTCCGTGGCCTTGACTTCGCGGATGGTCAGCGGGAGCGACTTGAACATGGCGGTCTGAGTATAGCGTAAGCCTTTTCCGTTTGTGTCTGCAAAAATAATTTTTGCTTGTGGCCCCAAAAAATAAAAATTGTCTGCGACCCCTTCGTTTTTGACCGCCCAGGTCGCCGGCCCTCCCCCTCCCCCGTCCTGGCGCCTGGCCGCACGCCGTCTGCAGTCTGCCGCCAGCTAGGTCATTAGGCTACGCCTATCCGGGTCGATGCCCTGGCCAGCATGGCCACCTGGTGCTAGGTGATCTAGGCTATGTCATGCCATGCGCCTATGTGGCCTTAGGGGCGCGAAGCTGCGCGAACGTGGCTTGACGGGGCTAGGTCATGGTAGGCGCTCTGGGCATAGCATATCGAAGCCGCGCCGGACGCGTGCGCCGCCATGCCCATATATCAGTATATGCTTATATATTTATATATCTTCTTTTGATTGACAGTTAATGATTAGACTACCTATAAAGCATAGCCCCCTAGAAGATGAGTCGCGCAACCGCGCATAGACTGTGG